GTGAGATGAGCGTGACCTCTTCGCGCAGCCTGTCGAGGTAGGCGGCGTCGGTCTCGCCATCAGATCCGCCGGCGGTCGTTCCCGATGCGATCGCGATGGTGCTGACGAATGCCAGCGAGTCGACGAGGCTGATGGTGCCAGCGAGGTCGTTGGCTGCTGCCCCCGTATCGACCGCTTGGATCGTGACGCCGGCGGCGGTGCTCGAGCCTGGGGCGATGACGGTGTCGGCTGTGGTGGCGAATGGGACGGCGGTGTCGCCGTCCATCATTTGGACGATGGTGCCGGCGGGGATCGTATGGCCGAGCGTGTCGGTGAGTGTCCACGTCGTGGTCGCGGTTGCGCGGGTTGCTTCGATGGGTGCGACGCCGGCGACGTGCAAGCCCCAGGCACGGAAGATCTCGGCGCCGATGAGGCTGGCGACGTCGCGTGCGTCTGCGATCGCTTGGGCGAATGTGTCGATGATGATGGTCTCGAGGTTTGCCTCGGCCGGGGTCCATTCCGGGAAGCGCTCTTGAATGGCGGCGATGACCTCGTCGCTGATTGTCCTGGCGTCCGTGTCGAGCGGCGTGGTGATGTATCCGTCCATCTGTTAGATCTCCTCGGCGACGGTGAGCGTGACTGCTTGGGTGATGGGGTCGACGATCGCGCGCTCGATGCGGCCGGTGAATCTCGGCTCGACTGCGCGGATCTCATCGGCGAGCCGGTCGACGTCGACGAGTGGATCGAAGACGGGGTCGGTGATTCCAAACTCGGGGTTGGTGTCGAGTTGGCCGATGCGGTAGGACGCTGCGGCTTGGACGCATTGCGCGATCTCTGCCGAGCTGTCCTGCTCGACGGTTGCGGCGCCGCGATGGGTGAGGCGAAACGGTATGGCGAGGTGTGGTGTGCTCATGTTCCAGGGAGTGCGGTGTAGGTGGTCGGGATCCAGCCGATGACCCAGTAGCGGCCGCTGGTGTCTTGCGTGACTGCACACTCGTCGCCGGCGACGGGGTAACGCACGCCGCCGGGAACGGCCATCGGCTGCCATTGACACGGCCCGATGATGTGCGTGCTCGAGATGGTGGGGATAACGACGTAGAGGTCGTCACCTGGTGCGGCTGGCGCCTTCGTGACGGTCGCGACGTGGACCGTTGCGCTGGTCGTGGCGCGCTGCTGGCGTCGGGTCATGCCGGCGAGGTCATCGATGGGAAGACTCACGTCAGGGCATCCCAGATGCTGCGGGCGCCACTGATGACCGGGTTGAGTGTCCGGTTGGCGACTTCGGCGGCGCTCTCGAGGTTGATGTTGTCGGTGAAGCAGCGGAAGTCGGCGCGATAGCGGGCGGGGTGCTCGCTGATGGGTGTCGAGCCGAAGCCGATGACCTTGCCGTCGCCGATGTAGACGGCGACATGGGCGGATGAGCCTGAGCCGTAGTGCGCGAGGTCTCCGGGCTGCGGTGTCGTTACGATCCGGCCGCGTGCGAGCAGCGTCGACGTGTTGCCGGTCCCATTGTAGGAGAGGCCATTTGGGTCTGGCAGACCGGCGTCTTTGAAGCATAGGGTGGCGAATTCGCTGCAATCCATGTGGGCGGTCTCTGCCATGGAGCGCGCCATCGGGCGCTTTTGCTGGTATGTCCAGCGCTGGCGGTTGGCGAGTGCGGCCTTTGCGACGTTGACGATGCGTTGCCGTGGTGTGCCGTTGAGCGTTGCGGCGGCGCCGGTGATGTTCGTGCCGGCCAGGGTGACGGTCGGATCGGTGACGGTGTCTGTTTCGCCGGCGGGTTCGGGAAGCGGCTTTTGCGGGCTGGTGAGTTGGACCTCCGCATACGGTGACCAGATGTCCCGTGTCCATTCAGCAAGCAGCCAGCGTCCATCGGCGGCGCCCTGGTCGCTGACCAGGCAGACGGTGCCCGGTTCGGCGATTGTCGCTGGCGCTTCGGCAATGAAGCGGAGCGTCGAGAGCGGCTTGCCGATGTCGATGTCGTAGTCGATCCATTGGATACCCCCGACGTTTTCGCGGATCTGCATTGCCGGTGCGGCGCGCATGAGCTCGGTGTCGCTGATGAAGTAGAACCGGTCGCCGATCGTGAAGCGACGCCATTGCACTTCTTCGGCCATGCGCTGGGTGGCGTCCCACGTCGATTCGGGGTCACCTTCGGCGCTGCCGCGTGTGAATTCGTAGCGGCCGCCGGGGTCTGCGCTGCTGTCGCCGGCACCAGATGCGTCGGGCTCACCTACCCCCATGTATGCGGTCACTGTGCGCTCTGCCTCGGTTTCCCATTGGGCGTAGGCGTCCGGGAATGCTGAGACCTGCACTGCCTGGCAAAGCTCGGTGAGGGCGTAGCCGGGTTTCGCGCGACTGATGCGCATCGCCTTTTCGTAGAACGCCGTGGCGTCGCGCTCGATATCGCGTGAGGCCGGCCATCCCTGCGATGGGCGCTGCTGGAAGAGGCCGACACTGTCTCGGTCGCCGCCTTTGAGGTTCAGTGCGGTCGCTTCCTGTGTGATCGTCATGACGGCTGCGATGAGCACTTTGCGCGTGACACGGTGAGAGACGCCGCAGTCGAGGACACGTTCAATATTGCGGCGTTGCTCGGCGGTTGCTTTGCGGTGTTTGACGGTGATGCGGGTGTTGACGCCGAAGCCATAGTCGCGTTGCTCCGCGCGTTTGTTCGGCGATCGTCGTTTGCGGGCGTCGGTGATCGGCTCGCGGGTGCGGTTGGCGTGGGTGATGAGCGTGACGTTGGGAAGGTCTGCGCGAGCCTCTGCGATCAGTGATTGCACGAATCGGACGCGGGTCATCTGCGGCGAGCGACGGGCGACGCGCGGCTTGGTGTAGGTCCGCAGCACGGCGGCGGTCTTGTCCTCAAAGACGAGGGTCACCTTGTCGGCGCTCTTTTTGACCTGGACGAGCCGCCAGGTGAATCCCTCGAAGACGAGGTCCGATTCTTTGTTGACGATGCGCGGTGAGAGCAGTTCGGCCGATGGGTCGATAATCGTGAGCTCGAGGGATGATGCGATCTCGATGGATCTGGTGATCCGTCCGGAGACCGCTGCCCGCTCGAGGCGGAATGTGAGGCCGGTCGTGCGAAGGGTGAGCGCGTCCGGGCTCAGGTTGGCGGATGTGAGGGCCATCTAGTCGGTGCGTGGCACTTTGATCGTCTGCCCGGCGCGCAGCACGGCGCGCGGGTTTTTGATGGTCGGGTTGAGGCGCTGGATCTCGCGCCATCTGGCGGCCTTGTGCAGAACGCGCGCGGCGATCTTCTCGAGGGTGTCGCCTTTGCGTGCGGTGACGGTGCCGGGCCTGACGGGCGCCTTCTTGGTCGTCGGTGTCCTGCTGGTCACTTGGTCGCCGGCGACGTATTCGGTGAGCGTGACGGTCACGGCCTGGCGGCTGCGCTGATTGTGGGAGTTGTAGTCGGCTGCGCCCCACTCGAGGCCGGTGACGACGTAGACGAGGTCGCTGTGCGGCACTGGTCCGGAGACCTTGACGTGTGGCGGGTCTCCGCCCGTTGAGATGGGTGTTGTGAGTGCTTCGATGAGTGCGATGTCGCGCTCAACGTTGCCGTCGACGTTGAAGCGGTCGAAGAGGATGGCCAGCGTCAACTTTCGCGGGACCTGTCCGTCGTAGATAGTGAGCGGTTTGCGTTTCGGGCGGGTCTCGGTCCGCCAGTTTGCGCCGCCTTCCGTCCTTGGGATGTCATCGCCGAGCGGGCAGCGGACCGCGATATTGGTGCCGATCCCGGTAAGGGTGACGGTACTCATCGCCCACCTCGCCGAGCACGGCGGTCGGCGGCGACATTGGCGACCGCGTGTGCAACCTGCCGGCCGTCAATGTTGACGGCGGTGTTGATCTGTTGGCGTCCACCGGTGACGTCAGACCATGAGGTCGACGGCGCTGCCGTGTTCATGCCGAGTGCTGCTTGGGTTGCGCCGTTCTGTTGCTGCACTCTCGTCATCCAAGCGGAGACCTCTGTATCTGATGGTCCGTGGTTGAATGGCAGCCAGTTCCAGGCGGCTTCGACCTTGTCGATGAGTGCGACGGTCTTGTCGTAGGCGGCGGTGATGAATCCGACGAATGCCTTGATTGGTCCTCGGAGCGCGGAGAGCTTTGAGATGAGGCCGGCGGCGAATTGCATGCCGTCGGCCATGATCTCACCGGTGCGTTTGAGTCCCGCTTGGACGTCTGGGTCGGCGAGCGTCTTGTTGAGCCAGGTCGTGAGGCTCTTGAGTTGAGGGATGAATGGGGCGACGATGTTGCCGGCAGCTTGGCGGGCGCCGTCTTTGATGCTTGACCATTGGCCGGTCAGGGTGTGCGACTGCTTTTCCATCATGCCGCCGAACTTGTCGTTCATTCCTCGAGTGACGGCGGCGATGGCCGTGTCGGCGTCGACGGCGCCTTCGGAGACCTTCTTCATCGCGGTCGCCGTGTCGGTGCCCATCGCTTTCGCGAGCATTTGCCATGCAGGGACGCCGCGCTCGGTGAGTTGCATCATCTCTTCCGAGCTCGCCTTGCCTTTGGCCTTCATCTGGCCGAGCGCGGTGACCATGCCATCCATCTCTGCCTGGCCAACGCCGAGGCCGGCGGCGGCGTCGCCGACCGATGTGAGCATCGGCTGTACCTCTTCGGCCGCAAAGCCCATCGCCATCAGCTTCTGTGATGACTGGATGAGTCCGGGGAGCTCGAACGGGGTTTTCGCGGCGAATGTCTGCAACTCGCCGAGGAACCTCTTCGCCTTGCCGCTGTCGCCCATCATTGTCGTGAAGGCGATCTCGGCCTGTTCCTTCATGGCGTTGAACCGGATGCCGGCGCCAAGGATGCCGATGCCGCCTGCGACCGCGGCGACGGCGCCAGTCTTGGCGACCGTCTTCATGGCTATCCCGAATTTTCCGCTGGACTTCTCAGCGGTCGCGGCCGCTGCGGTGCTTGTGCGTGATGCTGAGGCGGCGCTCGCGCCGATCTGGTCGACGGCGTTGGCGGCTTCGCGGGCGTCGCTTTTGAACTTTGGAAGGTTACGCATCCAAAGCGAGAGGGTGATCTCTTCACCGGCCACGGCCGACCGCCTCTCCGAGTTGGTTGATGATGCAGATGGCGAGGTGTTGGTGCATCAGTGCCATCTCATGTGCCGCCGCGTTGATCGCAGCCTCGGTGAAGGCAGTGACGACCGGATCGGTTGAGAGGGCAAGGTCTGGGGTGATGTTGTGGGCTGCGGCGACCCCGATGCGTGTGGCGGCCGCAGCCCATGTCATTCCCCCACAGTGAGCGGGCCGAGTCCTTGGTGGGCCGTCTCGATCCAATCCTTGATCTGTCGGCCGAGGCTGACCCTCGCGAATTCGTTGGGAAGTACGCCGGCCACGACCTTCGCGGCGCCATCGGCGAGGATCCCGAAAACGGCGGCGAGACGGTCGTCGAATCGCATTGGTGCGCTGCCGTGTGATCCGATGGCCGTAATGATCTCCGGGTCGGTGATCTGTGGCTCGAGCCATTCGCGCAGCGGCTGAAGGTCACCGGCCTCAGTACGGAAGAACAAGGCGACCGTTGCTTCGGCGATGAGTGCGTCTGCTGCTGCGACTTCGGCTCGAGTGCCTGGCACGGATCCGGCGTTTGCGACGAGCTCGACGGCCCTGGTGTATGGCAACGCTTGGACCATCGCGACCATCCCTGGAAAACCAGGGATGTCGAAGTGTTCCGTTCGTTCTGCTGCGAGCTCGTCGCGTCGTGCCCGCAGTTGGCTCACGATGTCGCTCATGCGGCGACCGTGATGGTCGCGGAGGTGACCTCGATCGACATTTCGGCGTTGTCGCTCGAGTCGCTGTCGACCTCTGGTGCCATGACCTTCGCGAGGACGCCCTTGTAGACAATTGGGGCGCCGAATGCGATGCCATCGACGTCGAGCGGCTGCTTGGTAACGACGACGTCCCCCTTGCCAGTGAGCGGGATGAGCGTGCTGTAGGTCGCGTGATCGTAGAGCTTGGTCACGGTGACCGGCTCGACGCTCTTGGCGCCGCCGCGTGCTCGAGGTTCGGCCATTCCGCCGGGGCGGTAGACGCTGGTCGCGCCGGTGCTGTCGCCTCCGGTCTGCTTGTCCCAGACGCCGAGCGCTTTGCCGTTGATGACAACGGTGACGCGGTAGCGGTCTTTGGCGGTGCCGGGCATTAGATGGCCTCCTCGGTGCGGGTCTTGACGATGGTGACGGTGACGAGCTCGCCCATCTGGCCGATGCGCATGGCGATCGCCGCGCGGATCTCGCCGTTGGCGATGGTCGCCGGGGTGTTGACGCTCTCGCCGACGTCGACGACGAATGCCTCGTCGGGGGTCTGTCCGTAGAGGGCGCCTCGGTCGTAGTAGGCGCGCAGTGCGGCCGTGAGCTCGCCTCGGTACTCGGCGAGGGTGTGGCCCTTTGCGTCGAGGTTGCGGAAGATGTACCGCTCGCCGATCGCTTCGGCGTCGGCCTGGACGGCCATGACGGTCCGGGCCTGGTGGATCTCACGCCATGCGGCTTCGGTCTGCGGGTTCACGACGCTCCTGGCGCCGTATGTGCGGACCTGGCCGTCCATGACGCGGGCGACGTTGACGCCTCCCTCGTTGAGGGTGGTGCGTTCGGTGTCGGTCCATGCGATCTGGGAGAGGCCGAGGATGTTGCTGACGCCGGCGATGCCGGCTGCTGGACGGTGCGGTCCGAAGTCGACGTCGGCGCGGGCGGTGAGTCCAGCCTGGACGGCGCTGTAAGGGACGGTGCGGGTCGTGCCCGGTGTGAGGCCGGGGATCACTGCCCATGGGCCGTAGGCGGCGGCGCGTTTGCGTCCGGTGAGAGCGCGCAGCGCTGCGACGGCGGCGGTGAGGGTCGCGACGGTGGCCGTGTCGGGCAGGTCGAGTATGGCGACGCGGTTGTTGGTGTCGGCGTGGGCGAGTAGCTGTGTATGCGCGGTCGTCGTAGTGCGACCGGGGTGGCTGACCTGGCCTGGTCCGAGCGCTTTGGTGAAGAGCGCGAGTGCAGTGGCCCACTGAGTGTCGGTCGCATTCGCGACGTCGCTGACGCCGCCGGTGAGTGCAGTGGCAGCCGTGATCGCCGGGTCTGTGCTGGTGACGGCTGTGACGCGAATGTAGCTCGAGCTCGCGAGCGCCCAGTTGGCGGCGGTTGCATTGTCAACGAGTGATGGCGACCGCTCGACTTCGGTGCCGGATTCGAAGACGACGAGCTTGTATTCGCCGGCGGTGTCGCCTGCGATGACCTGCACGCTGAGGTTGTTGCCCCATTCGCCGGGGCTTGCCGCCTTGACGGTGATCGCGGCGGAGATGGTGACCTGGGCGATCGCTGCGGCCGGTCCGACGACACGGCCGACGTACATTTGTGCGCCGCCATTGCGAAAGAACGTCTCGGCGGCGTCGTAGAGGACGCTATCGCTGCGACGGTTGCCGAGCAGGGCGACGAATCGCGCGAGGCTTGTGACGCGCACGGCTTCGGTGACGGACCCCTTGTCAGAGAATCCGGTGGCGAACCATGTGCCGGTGCTGGACTTTGCGCCGGCGGGCGGCGCCTGGTCGATGACGGATACTTCGATTCCTGGGCGGCTCACTGGTTATCGCCTTTCTTGGTCTTGGCCTCGGCCGGCAGGGCGACGAGGTCGCCGTTGTCGATGAGTTGCATGTCGTGTGCGGCGTCGCTTGGCGTGCATGTGGCGCCGGGTGGGACGGTCCTCCCATCGGCGAGGTCCACCACGTGCGTCGCGACGTTGATGTGGGTGGTCATAGCTCCTCCATGGGAGTTCTGGGGGTGGCGGTTTCGGTGTGCGTTTGGATGACCGGGTCGCCTGCCGGCGGGTCGCCGGGAATGGCGGGCGGTGTCTGTGGTCCGGTGATCGTTGCGAGCGTTGCCGGCGACTCGATCTGAATGAGGACGCCGACGAGTGTGCGTCGCTCTTCGACGTCGATGACGTCGTAGCGTTCGTCGACAAGGGCGAGTCTGGTTTGTTGAATCAGGCAGCCGCGCACGGCGGCGCCGTAGATGCCGGCCCATTGCCTGGCTTCGACGTCGTCGCGCCCTTGAGTGATGACGTGGATGGCGTGCGCCCATCCGCCATGGACGACGCCGCCTTTACGTTCGGTCTTGTCTGCCAATCCTGGAGAGATGAGCGTGATGACTGGAAGGCCTTGCTCTGGGAAGCTGGCGAGCTCGGAGACGACGCGGTAGCCGGTCGGTGAGCTCGGTGTTGGGACGCCTTCGGCAGCGGCGACGTGGGCGATGTAGTGAGGCAGCCACGTCTTGAGGGTGTCGATGAGTGCCGTGTCGGCTCTCGTGACAGTTGGGATCTCGCCGAAGCTCATGAGATGGCCCCGGTGATGTGGTCGACGATGATGGTGCGCACTGCGCGGCGGTCGCTGTCGCGGAGTGCGATCAGTTTGCGTCCCCCTGTGGGGCGCTGATGCTCGCGGGCGTAGGGGAGTTTCGTGCCGAGCTCGATACGGTCGTTGGTGATCCTTCGGACCGATCCGCGTGCGGCCTGGCGGGTGAGGCTGTTGTAGAGGGCGTCGGTACGGCGCATGATTCGCCCTTGCGTGCTCGAAACCATCGCGCCGTTTTTGCGGGTGATGGTGCGGCGTTTCAGAGGTGTCCACGTTCCGAAGCCAGCAGATGAGAAGCGTTTGCGTTCGTGGTCGTAGAACCAGGTGGCGACCCTCGAGAATGCTGGGCGGAGGTCTCCGGCAGCGTCGTCGAGTCCCCTGATGCGTAGGTTGGCGGCTTTGGTGCCTGACGCCTGGATCTCGAAGCGGATCACAGTGCCGACCAATCCGTCGCGGCGGTGAGTGTGGCGATTGACTTGTCCGGTCCGCGTCCGAAGGAATGCTCGAGGCCGTTGAGTGCTTCCCGCCAGAGACTGTCGTAGTGGTCCGCTGGGCTACGGCCTGTCGTGACTTGTTCGGGGAAGTAGCCGATCTCGATGAGGTAGGCGGCCTTGTAGAGGATCGCGCTGCGTGCAAGCTCGCGCTGCGTGTCGGGGATCTGAGCGCCGACGCGGCCGATGATGTCGCCGGCGGCGCGGAGGATCACTTCCTGCGCTTGGTCTGCGGTCGGTGTCGTCTCGTCGCTGAATTGCCCGGTGATGGTGTTGCCGGCGCCGAGTGTGCGCGCCCGCATGACGGCGGCGAGTGCGCTGACAGTCGGGACGAATGCGTGCGGGAGGGCTGAGACGGTGAATTGGGTAGGTGCGGCCTGTGCGATCGGGCCGTCACACGTCCATACGCCGACCCATTCTCCGGCGATCGCCGGCTCGAGGTAGATGTTGTAGACGCCGGTGGATGGGTTGCCGATCGGCGGCGTCGATGTTGTGGTGTAGATGGTTTCGATGCCATCTGGGGCGGTGAGCTTGAGCTCGATGCTGGTGACGTTTTGGAGTGCGCCGGCGTCATCGGTGAACGTGACGGTTTCGCGGCGGGTTCCGCCGATGTAAAGGACGCTCACGGTGTGACCTCGGTGTCGTTGGCGGTCCTGCCGGACGTGGTTGCCGTGCCGACCGTGTGACTGTCAGTGCTGGCGGTTCGGCTGGTCCCGTTGGTGGCTGGCTGCCGGTTGGTCCCAGTTGCGACTTGCCGGCG